CAAAATCTGTCAAGTATTAAATTCAACGCAATAACAATAACTTATAAAAAAGATCAAAAATAGTTGTTGACAATAATCCAGCAAATTCGCTATACTTCACGTCATGCCCCTATTAAGACTGAATATTATGACTGAGATTCGCGGCTTGTCCGTTACAACTTGTCAGGTTACGCTGTCTAAGACACCAGTTATAGTAAATGATAAAGTGAGTGAAAACGAACAAATAGATATACTACGATCATGGATCATGATCTATATACTATAATCCAGTCTTAATTATAGATCATGATCCATAACTATGATCTAGATCATGATCTAATATTTATATATTTTACTATTTACTTTCTTCAATTATTATGATATAATTAAGATCTAGATCCATAACCATGATCTATAATTAAGATCCCTATTTAGATCTTATTATCTTTATTATTTTTCTTTCTATGATCCAGATCTAGATCCATAACCATGATCTATAATTAAGATCCAGATCATGATCTTACCTAGCTGTAAACTTTATCTTTTTTTGCGTAGTCTAAGCCACCAAATTTTACTCGGACAAGGATAGAATATGACAACGATTGCCCTTGACAGCGATCTAAACTTAGCTAGTGATTCGTTAGCGTGTTTGAATGGTGTGAAGTCTCAACACCCATTTCAGAAAGTATGGAACATAGATAATTATTTGATTGGTGTCGCTGGTGGGTATGCAGAGGCGTTGGTTTTTGTAGATTACTTGTCCAAATTGATTGAACATAATTGCGTCCAATCTTATACAGAGCTTGAGATACCAAAACCTGTAGTTGATTACCTAGATGATTTCTTTGCTATCATGGTGTCACCGAAAGGTGAGGTATTATTTTGGGAAAGTAGTGCGTTATCATTCCAAACCCAAGCCCCGTTAGCTATCGGTAGTGGAGCACCATACGCATTAGCTGCTATGGAATGTGGTAAGACAGCCGAAGAAGCTGTAGCCATCGCTTGCAAGTTTGATCCTTACTTTGGTGGTGAAATTCAAAGCGTTAAGTTTGAACCTGAAACTGATTTAGAAGAATTAAGTAAAGATGAATTAATCAAACTGATACGAGGTGAAGAAAGTGAGTGATCAAACCAAAACTGATCTGGCTTTACTTGGTCAGCGTGTGGATCACATGGACAACACTGTAAAGTTATTAGCGGATTCTCAAATTGAAATGATTAAGACCCAAGCTGAGATCAAGGAAGTGTTAGTGCGTCTGATTGAGCAATCAAAGGAGCAGGAACGCCACACACGCCAAATTACAGAGTTATACCGCACAACTCATAACCACGAAGTCAGAATTACAACATCAGAGAAAAGCTTAGAAGAAATTGATGACGAAGATTTAATCAGCACCACAAACAGCCACAAACTTTATTTCAAAGGTTTGTTCTGGTTTTCAGGTATCGTCGGTGGATTTGTTATTTATGACATTTTAAACCGAATTTCAGCAACCATCAGCTAAGGTTGGATTATGGCAAAAGCCGCTAAGAAAAAGGGGGCTTTCATTGTTGCCCCACAACCAGATATCGACATTAAACCTCTCAATCAAACTCAATCAGAGTATATGCAGGCCATGCGTGAAGATACGATAATCTTTGCATTAGGCTCAGCAGGGACAGGCAAGACATTCTGTGCTTGTGGTCATGCAGCAAAAGCTATCCTCAAAGACAATCGTCAGAAGGTTGTTCTTGGCAGGGCAGTAGTTGGATTAGGGAAGGGTGTAGGATTCCTACCCGGCAATATCGAAGAGAAGTACGAACCTTGGCTTGCACCTATGATTGGTGAATTGCGTCAGATATTAACGAATGGAATATTTGATTGTAAGCGCAGGAATGGCCAGATCGAATACCAACTAATTGAGATGTTACGTGGTCGCAGTTATGACGACACAATCATTTTAATTGACGAAGCGCAAAACCTTTCACTTGATGAACTCAAAGCACTCACTACACGTATTGGACGTAACACACAACTTATCCTCATGGGGGATACCTCACAATACGACATTAAAGACATTCAATCACAAAGCCCTATTGCTCAATTTGCAGAGATGCTGCTCAAAAATAACGTCCGTGATACAAGCATTATCGAATTCAACCAAGATGACATTGTTCGCAGCGATATTGTTAAGGATTTAGTTATTGCGTTTCAAAAAGAAGGTATCTGAAACTATTTAAAAAACCCCACAGTCTAAGCCGCCAAATTAATACCGAGGTTAAATAATGGCAATCGACACTCCTAATAAAGACTATATGCAAATGTTGGAACGCTGGAGATTGCCATTAACTTTAGACGATGGAATCTTTAGTCTGAAAAATAAAAAGGTAGCTAGAGACTGGCTACCACAACTCCCTAAAGAGTCTGACGAAGCTTATGAATTGCGCCTACAACGAAGTGGGCTTTTTAATGTCTACAAGCGAACTATTACGTCTCTTGTCGGAACGGCGTTTAGTAAGAACGTCACAGTTACAGGTTTACCAGAAGAACTTTCATATCTCGAATACAATGTCAACGGTGAAGGTCAAAGTATCACAGAGTTAGCTGCACAGCTTTTCATGGATACACTGAACATGGGTAAGTCTCATGTATACCCTGACTTCCCACGACTCGACACTGACGGTATGAGTTATGCTGAGTTCAGAGAGTTGGGTGCAAAGCCTTACATTGCCCGAATCGATCCACGCAACGTGATTGGTTGGAAACACACCTACGATAATGGTTTTGAGCGTTTAGATTATGTCCGTATCAAAGAAACTCGGGAAGAAGAAGATGAAGAGACTTACGAGCAGTTTGAGCGCCATATCATTCGCAAGGTCAGTAAAGATTTTATCGAAGTTTGGGAAACCAACTCCAATGACACAGGTGTAGGTTTTGAGCTTGTAGATAGTTACGAAAATACATTAGGTGAAGTTCCACTGCTTTGCGCTTATAGTAACAAAGTCTCCCCGTTTAAAGCGTACCCAGTTTTAGAAGACTTAGCTTGGTTAAACTTGACACATTATCAATCAAGCAGCGACCAACGTAATATCCTTCATATCGCCCGTGTACCATTCTTACTTGCAGCAGGTTTCACAGAGTCCGAAGTTGACACGATGGACGTAGCTGCTAACCGTATGGTTATTACGAGCAATAAAGACGCAACAATTAAATATATCGAACATACAGGCGCAGCTATTAACGCTGGTCGTATGGACGCTAAAGACCTAGAAGAACAAATGTCACGGGCAGGTGCAGAGATTTTATTCTCAAAAAGCGTAGCTCGCCAGACAGCACAAGGTCGTAAGATTGACCAAGCAGAAGCGTTATCCACAATTCAGGTGGTGTTACGCTCTATTGAACAGATGCTTGAGCAAGCCTTAATTTTCTGTGGCAAATGGTTAGAGTTGGATGACTTTGATCCAAGTGTCACAATCGGAGCATCACTTGATGTAGCCGAAGATCCAAATCCTGTTCAATCGTTTGCCTTACTACAAGAAATTACAGGCATGACAGGAGAACAAGCACTAGAAGAACTCAAACGCAGAGGACTACTTGCTCCACACATTCAATTAAGTGATTTAGACTTTAAAGAGCGTGAGGAAGAAGAACCCGAAGCCGATGAGAATAATGAGCCTGAAAACACTAACACAGACGATGAGGTCTTAGACAATGAGCAACAACCAGAATGATCGTGATGATCTTGAGAATGAAGATTTAGACACCGACAAGCAAGAACAAGAGCAAGATGACGGTGGTGATGAGTATATCAAACTCCCTAAATCTGATTACCAACGAATGAAGCAAACCATCCAGAAGAATAACAAAGAAAACGAGAAGCGTAGACTGCAAGCCAAACAGCTTGAAGAACAAGTCAATGAATATCGTGAACTTGGTGATTTAGATGATTTGCGTGAACGACTAGCTGCCCTTGAAGATCGTGGCCATGAAGGTGACGGACAGCAGCAGAGAGATGTGATTTCCAAATCTGAATATGAGAAGTCTCGCAAGCAACTCCTTGCACAGATTGACGCTCTCAAGTTAGAGAAAGAGGAGGCTGTTAAAACTGAACGCCAAAAGTTCCAAACTACACTTGTAGAGCGTGAGGCAGCATTAGCCTTAGCCAAACATGGCGGCAAGACTAAATTCCTGTTACCAGAGGTAGCGAAATCAATTCAAGTACAAGACAACGATGGTCGTTATGATTTCCGTGTTGTTGACGAAGATGGTGAGCTGCAATTTAATGATCGTGGCGAACCAATGAGTATCGAAGAATATGTGTTAAAAATGCGCGAGCAGGATGACTATGCTTTCCTATTCGATGCACCACAAAAACAAGGTGGCGGTATCCGTAGCCAAGGTGGCGACAAAGGCGGTAAGTCCTCTGCACCTCGCAACAAGAAGCGTTCTGAAATGTCATGTCAAGAAAAAGAAGCGTACATTTCAAAATATACCTACGCTGAGTATAAAAAATTGCCGTATTGATTTACGGCTCTAATCCCTTAAAGGAAGTCGTGAGGGCTTCTGTATAAAACTTAAAAACAAAAGCAAATATATAGGAGCTTATCATGCCTACTACTACTACTGGCAACCCAACAGACTTTCAAGTCTATCAAGATGAATACTACTCTGGTCTTACCGAGAGTATTGATCAAAACGTCCGTGTCTTAAACGAAGGCGCTGGCGGTGCAATCCGTGTTCTTACTTCTAACACTCGTGGTCAGTTTGAGAACCGTTCACACTTCAACCTTATCGACGATCTGATCTTTGACCGTGACCCTGAATCTAACGCTGATCTCCCTGTGCGTAAGATCACTCAAGGTGAAGTGAAAGACATTCTGTTGAACTACGGTATTGGCCCTGTACGTGGTACTTTAGATAGCTTCCGTAAGCTGTCACAAGACCCTTCACTTGCGTCATTTATCCTTGGTCAACAAATGGGTGAGCGTGTAACTCAAATGTTGCTTAACACTGGTCTAGGTGGTTTGGTTGCTGCACTGTCTACTGAATCTGATGTTGTTTATGACAACACTGTTCAGGCAAACGCTGAGCGTAACGGTGGCTCTACTATCAACCATAAAGCGATGATTCGTGCTAAGTATCTTATGGGCGACCGCACTGAGGCTCTACGTGCAATCGTAGCTAACTCAGCAGTTGCCGCTGAACTTGACGTATCTCAGTTATCTGAGAAATTGGGTGAAGTGTCTGGTGCTATGGTTTACGGTGCAAGCTCTGGTACATTGAACTTGGCTGCTTATATCACCGATTCACCTGCGTTGACTTTCGTAGATGATGGTGTAACCAAACACTATGTTCTTATGCTTACCGAAGGTGCTTTAACCATCGAACAGCAAGATTACATGGATATGCTCTCTGATCGTGAAGGTGGTAAGATGAACTTGTCTTACTTCTATCAGGCAGAATCCGCATACCTAGCACGTATCAAAGGCTTCACTTGGACTGGTGCTAACGCCCCTACCCGTGGTCAGTTCGCTGATAGTGCTAATTGGGAATACGCATACGCTTCATTGAAAGATGGGCCGGGTGTATTGCTAATCGTTTCTGACGAAGAAATTGAATTCCCAACAACACCTTAATCGGTGACCTTAACAGAGGGCATTCCAATCGGAGTGCCTTCGATTAAGATCAGCCTGAAAGCAAAGGAACTATAATGACTAACAATAAAGATGCACGTCCACGCTTAATTTGCTATGACGTATCAAAGAATCGACCTGAATTTCCTGAATACCGAGTCACCTATTCAAACCCTAGTTTATTTGCGGGTGTAGAATTGAAATACGACTACTTTTGGACAGATAATGAGAAAATCATCAAAGACTACTCTCATTTCCCTCAAGTAAAGCGTCTGGAGCTGGGGAAATCGCCGTCAAAAGAAGAAACTAAGGCTACCCTACCACCTAAAGAAGAAAACGTCTCAGAGAAGCCTATAGAGGCATACAGTGAAGTTGCGGAAGTTGAACCTGACAGCATCCCTGATAACTACGCAGAGTTACCTTGGTTTGATTTACGGGCATTAGCTTTACAGTACACCGACGAAAAGAAAATTAACAAAGAACGAGCTTTAGAAATCTTAGCTGCCGCTAAAGGAGCATAATTTATGTCACAGTTTCTAGTGGAAGATGGTACAGGTGTTGCAGGTGCGACAAGTTATGCTTCCACAGAGGCAGCAGACGATTATGCAACATTTTGGGATAAGCCAGAGTGGTTGGTACTAGATGAAGTAGATAAGCAAAAAGCTCTAATCAAGGCAACTGTATTTCTTGATACATCAGTCTCATATCCGAGTCGCATATTAACCCAAGAACAAGGGTTACTTTGGCCTAGAGAGCCATTCAGAAATTTAGAAGGTAGAGTCGTACAAGGACTTCCTGCAATCTTAATTGAAGTTGCTATCCGTATCGCTATTGCAGGTCTTACTTATGATCTTTATACAGTACCTAAAGTGTTAGTAAGTCAAGCCTTTGCTACAACTCGTGAAACTTATCTTGGTGGGTATATTGAAAATCCAAGCCCTGAATACACAGAGATCACCCAAGCCTTACGCCAACTATCTTCGTTAGGAATTGGTGGTAAGAAAATCAAGCAAGTAACTTTAGAGCGTGGTTAATTATGAAGTATCCGCATAAAGCTACAATCTGGCGCAAAGGTGAGCTTGATATGCGAGGCAATATCTCTTACTCACCTCCTGAACACATTATGGTTAGATGGGATGAAGATGTAAGACTCATTCTTACGAACGATGGTCGTGAAGAGCGTGGTAGAGCTACAATTTGGTTTGAGCAAGATATTTTCTCAAGCGGTGATTATGTAGCATTAGGTCATCACACAGAATCCACCCCGATTAACTCAGCTTATGAAATCCGTGATAGACGTGCCATAAGCAATTTTGCAGGAACTCGCACTGAATATCGTGCAATTATTTAAGGGGCTTGGATTTACTCTCACTTTCAGGCTCAGGTTGTCCTTGCCCCTTTTATTCGAGGTGATTTATGAGTAAAAAGATTTGGGGTGGAAACCTTAAAGTGTTTGAGAAAGAGCTTCTGAGTCAACTCAATGCAGTGGAAGATAATCTTTACGAACAAGCTACACAAGCTTTAGATTTAGTAGAGAACACATCTCAACGATTAGTTCCTATAGACACAGGTCGCACACACCAATCTTTCTTCCGTTATGTTGAAATTGATGGTGACACAATGAAGCTTGTTGCAGGGTATGATGAGAAGGGTGAGTTAAAGTATGTGCCCTTTATTCATGAGAACCCCGCAGGTCAAGTTTGGAAGCGTGAAGGTGCAGAAGATGAGTTCTTGAGAAAGGGCTTCCTTAACAACGAGCAAGAGATATTCAAAATCCTAAAGGTTGACCCGACATGATCATAATTCCACAGTTAGATATAGCGGAGATGCTTTTAGAAGAAGGTGTCGTGCAACAAGGTCAAGTGTTCTTAGATTACAGACCTGCTTGGAGTGAAATAGGTCAACAGTTCGATACAAGTGTCACAGTAAGGCTTACAACAGGTACATCGAATCCACGTTGGGCAAGAGACAATTTAGCAATAACAATTCATGTCTCTGGTCGCAACAGACAACATATTGAGCAGGTCGAAACACTTGCTTACCAGATTTACAATCACCTCGTAGGACACCCAACTGTGACCCGTGGTGATTATGTTTATACACAATTCAATTCAGTGGCATTCCCACAGCTTGTAGGATATGAAGATAACAGTATGCCACTTTACACTTGCTCCATCTCTCTTGTGCGTGAGGCTCAGGTGAAGGAAGGTAACAGAGACCCTTTATGCTGATCCTTTCAGCTTATAAAACAATTAGAAATTGGAGATTACAATGGCTGCTAAAACAGTACGAATTTCACGAGATGGCGGAGCTAACTGGGCATTATTGCCGGGTAATGACGCATCTATCGACCTTGACGGTCAAGAGTTAGACACTACGATTTTTGGTAGTGATTTCAATTCAGCAATCACAGGTATCATTGAGCACAGCCTTACAGCAAATGCCTTGTTACGTAAGACCGCGGGTTTTGAAGCCCGTCTTAAAACTATTGGTGTCGCTACCCCATTCACAGCAGAGAGCTTCAGTTTAGTAGATGGTTGGTATGTAATTGATGATCGCTCTAAATCATTCTGGAACATTAACGAAGAAGTGATCTTTAGCGACATAGCGGGAACAATCGATCCAGAGGACATTGCTGTTGTTGATTACATGAACGGTAAAGTGCGCTTTGTAACAGGTTTTACTCCAGACGGTGCAGTAACCGCAACAGGTGAGTTCCACCCTACCGCTAACTTTGGTTGTGCAAACTCTATCGACTTGACTCAATCTTCTGAGACTATCGAGACAGGTTGTTTTGAGACAGTCGGTGCTAACGGTGGATTTCAAACTTACGAAGCTACACTCCGTGACGTGTCATTAGACATTGAAGGCTTCTACCGTGAATCTAATGATTTCTATGAAACATTACTTGCACGTGAAGAAATCTTAATCGAAATTGACTGGGACGGTAAAGGCACAACTATTTGTCGTGGCGTATTCCGTGTATCAACCGATGGTTACTCTGGTGGTACAGGTGGTGACGAAACTGAGTCTGTGAGTTTTGTATTATCAGTTCCAGAAGGTATTTTACCATTTAGTTGGTATTTCGCACCAACTTCTGACGCACCGCTTGGTCTAAAGTGGGCAATTCAATCTTGGGAAGATAAAGAAGCCGTTAAGATTCAATACTTACCGAAAGGTGTTGGGGATCGTGGTTTTGAAGGTGATTACATTATCACTGACTGTTCTATGTCAACTGCTGTTGATGCAATCGGTGAAGCAAGTATCACAGGTCAAGGCACTGGCGCAATCGTACCAATCAACGTATAACACAATACTTAGGAGTATTAAATGAGCCTGAAAGACTCTATCCGTAAAAGCACAGTAGGTGCTAAGCAAACATTCCGTACCTCTGAAATTGAGTGGGAAGGTAGTAAAGTAGGATTTAAGCAATTAACCCAACGTGAGAAGCGAGAGCTATTTCAACGCTGTGGCAAAGATGCAGACGGTAACTACGACACTGTTGACTTGCAGATTTGGGCAACAATCTATATGACTGTTGATCCAGAGACAGGTGAAAAAGTGTTCACGCCAGAGGATTACGATTTATTGAATGACCAGCCATCGGGTTCTTTTGTTGAAGCGTTCTCAAGCGCAGCCCTTAAATTACTTGGTGGTGATGACCCAAAAAAATCGCAAGAGGGTTAAAACGAAACCCTGAACAGTTTAACAGCTTGGCACTCGCTGAACGATTAAACAAGTTCTTGTGGGAAGTTGATAATCTCTCTGTTGACGAATATAACCTTTGGATGGCTTACCTCTATTTAGAACAAGAAGAAGCGAAGAAATCTAAAGGGAAAGGTAAGAAAAAACTCTAAGGGGCTTCGTGCCCCTTTTCTTTTGCCTGTAAGGAATAATTAAGATGAGCACAACAGCTTCACTTCGCGGTGAAATCCTTATTAAAATATCTTCAATCAAAGAAGCTGTCGAGGCGGTGAATACGCTTGGTGACGAGCTTAAAAAGGTTGAGGGTACAACTAAGGGTATCACTGCTAACGAGAAGGCATTAAAGCAGCAAGCTAAGGCAGCACAAGACACCGCAAAAGCTGTCAAAACCATGGTTGATGAAAAACAGAAGCAAGAGATTCTGGAACAAAAGATCAACAACCTCGTTGCAAGAGCTGCAAACCAAGTTGCCAATTATCAACAACAAATCCGCAAAACTGTATCTGACGAAGCCAAACGCAATAGTTTACTACAGCAATCCTCAGCAGAGCTTGTCAATTACGAACGCACATTAAAGACTACGCAAGCATCCACACTTGGAATGCAGACTGCAAACACTCAACTTACTGTCAGTTTGGGTGCGATAACTCGTGAGATGAAAGAGCTTGACAAAGCCAAGAAAGGTGCTAATTCATCGGCAGCCACTAACGTCCGTGCTGTAGGACAAATGCAGATCACTTATGAACGCTTAGTGTCACAGGTTCAAGCCTCGGCTCTGGCACAAGAAGATAAGGCTAAGATACTACAACGGTTGGAGCAGCAGTTTAAGACTTCAAGCCAAGCCGTGCGCCAACACACACGCTCAAGTGAAGAAGGTGCGAAAGCTCAGGTCGCATTTAGAGCCGAAGCTGCACGTGTCACAGAAGCGGTGAGACAATCTAACCGTGAATTCCGAGGCCAAGAAATCCGCAGCTTCAATGCTCAAATGCGAGATTTATCAAGCTCTGTGCAGGTAGCATTAGGGCCATTGAGTGGCGTTGCTTCTCGTTTAACGGCAATGAATGCTTTGTTCAGACGTAATGCCTTTAGTGTGGCTGTGTTATTCTCAGCAATGGCAGGTTTCACTGTAGGTCTTGGTAAAGTATTATCTGCGGGGCGTGAAGCTGAGCGTCAGATTTTATCTCTAAACTCACAGATTGAATCTTTGGGCTTGGGTGCATACACCTCTGGCCAACAAATGAATCAGATGGCACATGAGATTGCAGCAGCTACATTGACTTCTGCGGGAGCTGTACGTGAGGCAACTGTAGCTTTACTTGAGTTCCATAAAATAGGTTTGTCTGCGTATGAAGATGTACTTGTTGCGGCACAAGGTTTATCACAAACCTTTGGTGGATCGCTTGCACAGAACACAATCCGTATTGGACGCTTATTAAATGACCCAATCAATAACTTCGATGCCTTAACAAGACAGGGTATCCGTTTTAGTGATGAAGAGCGTAAGCGGTTACGTTTGCTGCAAGAGACAGGTCGATTAACCGAAGCACAAGGTATGATTATGCAGCGTTTCACTAGCTTGATGGAAAGAGCTAGAAATGAAACTGGCGGCTTGTCTGGAGCTTTAGATACGCTATCTGGTAATTTTGACTTACTTACTGAGCGGTTGTTTACATCAGCAGGTGTAGCAGACTCAGCAACAGATTCCATCAATAGATTTGCTGCTTCAGTGAGACGATTTGCTGAATCTGATGAAGCTGAGAAATTAGCTAAAGTTATGGCTATGACAATACAAGCGTTAGGTGGCGCTGTAAACTTCGCTCTTGAGAACATACAAGGTTTTGCTGTGGCTGTTGGCATACTAATGACAGGGGCTTTATTGAAAGGTGCTGTTGTCGGAGTCAAGCTGATAGCGTCTTTAACAGGACTCACTGGCATAATGCGAGGTCTTACTGCAAGCACAGTAACTGCTTCGGCAACAGTGACAGGATTAACCAGAGTATTTAACCTTAGCGCAGTTGGAGCTAGAGCTTTAGGTCTTGCGGCACGATTTGCATTCCCCGCATTAAACCTCGTACTTGCAGGCGTTGCAGCTTTTACTATATATCAAGGATTGAAAGATAGAACTACGGATGTGGAGAACCTCGGTAAAGAAAGTGATCGAGTAAGCTCAAAAATCACTGACTTGAATAAAGCAATTAAAGAGTTAGGGATTGGTGATACACTATCTCAAGAACTTGGTGAGATTACCGCTGCACAAGATCGCTATAGTCGAGCGTCAGACAATCTAACAAGGGCTATAGAAGAAAGAGCACAAGCAGAGCTTAGGGCTAATCAGTTAACTAAGAGTATAAGATGGGCTATTGGTAAGAGACGAGAAAAGTTAAAAGCTGAAAGAGAAGAGCAACGAGCTATAGTTGCAGCACTAACCTCTGATATAGAAAGATATAACACGGAAGCTTATCGTCAAACTCAAATTGCAGAGGCAGCAACAGAATCTATACGTAGAGCTGTAGAAGCACATCAGCAAGAGCAGAATGAGCTTGACAATTTAACAAACAGTGTCAAAGCCCATCGTAACGAAATCATGTCACGTATTGATGCTGAAACTCAAGAGATTGAGAAAGCAAAAGAGCGCCTGAATGCTTATGATCAAACTATCGCCCAAGCAGAAGCGTTAGGTCAAACTCACACAGACGAGATTCAAGACTTAATCCAACTCCGTGATCGTTGGGCAGATTATATCGAAGAGTTGCGTAAGTCAACACAAGAGCATAGACGCATTCAGGCATCAACCAACCTGCTTGAACGTATGAATCGTGAGCTTGAAACAACACGCTTAACAACGATTGCTTATCAGAATGCGTTAAATGATACAAGCTCAAATGCTGAACAGAACCTTGAAGAAGCATTATCAACAATCCAACGTCAGGCTGCAATTACAGCTTTGATTGCTGAGGTTGAAAATCTGAATGCGGCAGACCAACAACGTCTTGCTGTAACACTTGGATTGATTCAACAAGGCGAAGAGTTGACAGTGACAACAGAGCAGATTGCCGCTGCTATGCGTAAGCAAACAGATGAGCAAATTGCTTCTGAGAAAGCAGCACGTGAGCTGTTCAATGCACGTCAACAACTCCGTCAACTTGAGCAAGATAATCTTCCAACATTATCGCGCATTAATCAGGAATATGCAGACAGCTTAGATTGGATCAACAAACTTACAGGTGCAGAACGTCAACGTGCATTAAATGCCGCAGAGGACAAGCGTCTACGTGAAGAAAACGAGTTATTCCAACAGCTTGACGATAATGTGCGTATGCAGCCAATGTCGGAAGCTGAACGTCTAGCTCAAGAGTTTGAACAAAGACGCATGATCCTTGAAACAGCTCTTGGTTATGAGTCTGAGCTTTATAACGAATACCTTGAGAAATTACAAGCTGAATTTGACCAATTAGACCTCACACGTAAGATTGGTCAGAACCTAGACTTTGCTAATGATCTTGTTAGCGGTGCGATGGATGCTATGCAGACGATGGGCAAAGAGAACAGTAAGTTCTTCCAAAAGCTCGCTATCGGACAAGCATTAATCCAAGGTGCTCAAGCTATACTTGGAGTTTATTCTGATCCTAATCTCGGAACATACCAAAAACTAGCAATGGCAGGTGTTATTGGCGCTAAAGTTGGGGGTCAGATTGGAGCAATCAAGGCTCAGTCATTCTCAACAGGTGGTTTTGTGTCAGGAAAAGGTACAAGTACATCAGACTCAATCCCTGCTTGGTTGAGTAATGGTGAATTTGTATTAAATGCCGCTGCTGTAAGACGACTTGGTTTGTCCAACGTAGAAGCTCTTAATGAGGGCAAAATGCCGAGATTTAATCAAGGCGGTGGGGTAGGGTTACTTACTCCTGTTAAGGGGTCTGACGGAGGCTCTAGGGGCGTTACATTACAGATTTTCAACCAAGGTGAGCCTTTAGATGTTGAGCGCACTGAAATGGTTGAAGGTGAAGATGGTGAATTGGTTATGAAAGCTTATCTTCGTAAGATGCAACAGCAGGACATGGACGATGGTCGGTTTGACGCAACTCTGTCTACCAACTTCGGTCTTAGCCGCAAACCTAAACGGAGATAATAAATGTCAATACCTGTTTGGCCAGAGACATTACCACAGTCACCATTGATTCAGGGGTACACTTCTACCCCTGTTTCTTCACGCCTTGAGTTTGAGACTGAGGTAGGATCACCTATCGTCCGTAATCGTGCGAATGCAACACCAGATAATATCAGAGAGCAGTATGTGTTCAGCACAGCACAGAAAAATACATTCCAAACATTTTGGCGCAATGAGTTAAAACGAGGAACAGTTATCTTTCTGAAACCTGATCCTGAAAATAACCATGCACAATCACTCTATCAATTCAGAGGTGGATCAGAGCCAGTGTTTACTGCTGTGGGTATTTACTGGACAACAACATTTGATTTGCGGAGAATTCCGTCGTGAGAAATTTGTCACAAGAAACCTTGAAAGAAGTGTTTGCAGAATTTATGCCCACTTCTCTAACATACTTACTCAGAATTGTCTACGAAGATAATGACGGTGTGATCCACACAGCAAGATATGCACAAAGCTACACACCGATTGAAAGTAACTCTGAGGTTTATCAGCCTGCGGCATTCCGCATTAGTTTAGCGAACGATGAAGCAAATGGTATGCCTGCTGTTAATTTGATATTTGATGCAGGTAATCGCTCTAACATTTCAAAGCTGCGGGAGTATGACAAAAAGCCGTTAGTGTATCTACAGGTAGTTGTTGTTGAGCGCCCCGATGTAGTTGAAATTCCTGAGATTGAATTTGAAGTGATGACTTGGACAATTCAGGGCAATAGTGTGTCAGCACAGCTCAAAGTTGAGCCAATCCTTGACGAACCAATACCGGGCGATCTAGTAACACCAACACTATTCCCATTCTTATTTGAGAACGTAACAGTGAGCGATGGTACAGGTCAGATTATTGGTGGTGGTGGGTATACCCCTATTAACCCAGACCCTAATCCACCTAACCCTCCAACTGATCCTAATATTCCACCAGAGTTTGATGAACAGTGATGGATAAGTATAACTCATTCATTGGTATTCCGTACAAACGATATGGTCGTCATGCCCCATACTTAGATTGTTGGGGTTTTGTTGTCTATGTCTACGATAAGGTATATGGGATTCATTTGGAAAATTATGAAGGCCAAGACACCAAGAATGGTTATACACGGGCGAGTAAATACGTCTTAGAGAATATGAAAAATGGCGATTGGGTAGAGGTTGAAGGTGAGTGGCAAGAGGGTGATATTGCGTTAGTGAACACACACGGTAATCCCTTACATATCGCAATTATTATTGACGACAACCACTTAATCCACAGTACAGAAGCTACTGATAGCATTATTGAAAATTACAGAGGTCACTTGTGGAAAAACAAGATTTACAAAGTCATAAGACACAAACATTTCGCCTAATTTTAGCAGAATCACCTTTCGATAAAAACCCGAAAGAGGTTGACATACCTGTTGGGGCGAGTATTGGTGACATTCGTAAACACGCTAACAACTCTGTTGATATTATCGTCAACGGAGATTTTTGTATAGACGATGATTTTATCCCTCAGCGCAATGACCTTGTGCAAGTGATCGCTGTACCGCAAGATTTTGGTTTATCCGCTTGGTTGGCCATCATCTCTATTGCATTGGGCGCATACAGCTATACAGTTGCTAAAAAAGCAGCTAAGCAAGGTGCACCTGAAGATGTGCAATTCAGTCGCATCTCAGGCTTACGAAACGAAGATGGTTTATACAAACCACATCAATTATTACTTGGTAAGCGTAAAGTAGCGCCACGATACATTGCAAGACCGTTCACCTTGATTGAGGGCGGTGAAGAGTATTTTTATGCGTTAATGAGTTCAGGGTATGCACCTCAAAAAGTAGAGAATTTCAGGATTGGTGATGTGCCATTGTCTGAGTTCGAGCATGAGATTGCGGTTGTTGATCATTATGAAAACTTCGACCTACAAGGTGTGCGTAATATTTGGAAAGCGGATATTGCACAGGAAGCTGTTAATCTTGAGTTAGAGACAGAAGGTGATTTCTCATTCTCACAATCACAGATTAATCCTGAACGCATCATTTTAGATTATTATTTACCAGCAGGTATATTTGGAGTTAGCAGCCAAGGGAAGCAACGTGTAGCATATACTACGACCCGTGTTGATTATCAAGAGCCTAACGGTGATTGGATGACATTGGGGCTATTAAGAGAAGTACCACCAAATGGACGTATGACCTCTGTAACAGGAACTTTGTTCTTTGCAGGCACAACTTTGCGTATGTTCACTCGCACCAATACGCAGGTCAATGTTAATTCCTCAACAGACTTAGCCGCAAATAGTATTGTTGTCACCCAACCTTACACACAAGTTGATGGTGAATCTTACTTACGCTTTAGAGCCTTGCCGACAACAGGTGCTATCAGTTTAATGTCTGCAACTTATGCCGCAGGTACAAAACCTGATGCACGATTCTTTGGTGTAGAATTTAGCACAGATATTCAAGAAGCCGTGCCTTTACGTACACGCAAGACGTACCCATCTATTTCTGAATCTGAGCGTTTAAACATCACATCGGAAATTGTATGGGAGAATGTTAAAACTGTTCGATCTTTGACAGAAGAACAATTCAACAAAGGATTGGGCAGCCGCAGACCTAAGCTTCGTTACATGGAAAACGGACAGCAGGTGGTTGTTGAAACATTCAAACCTACAGTTTTTGCCTTACGTTTGAAATCTAAAGGACAACTGTCGGGGCAGCTTGATAATTTCTTTGTTGACGCTACAATGTGTGTACCCCAAGACAAAGACGCAGACTGGAGAAATTGGCCAACGCTTGATCTTGAGCCTTCACAGAACCCTGCGGACGCTTATAAATGGCTATTACAGGGTGGTATGAACTACTCCCCTGCACCGATTAGCAAGATTGATAACATAGCTTTAAACACATGGCGTAACCGTTGTAATGATGAAGGTTGGACTATTTCTGCGTTGATTGATTACGAAGGCTCATTGCAACGTGAGCTTATCAATGTCGCTTACACAGGACGCGCAGAGTTTGCATTTAATGATGGTAAGTACACTGTTGTCGAGAAGATTAAGCGTACAAACTATACCCAAATGTTCACACCAAAGAACACCCGCGACTTCCAATCACAGCGTAATTATGAAGAAGATGTAGATGGTATTCGCTTCAACTTCGACAGTGCCGCTGTGGATTATGAGAAAGACGAGGGCATCTTTCTTGATCCTAGACGCAACCCTGATGTTGTGGGTGGTGATGAAACAAGACAACGTGGTAGATTTCAAGGCTTGGGTTTTTGGGGTATTGATAACTTTGAACAAGCCTATCGTTTTGCACGCTTTGAATTCTATGAGCAAACACTGCAACGTGAGTCTTACACATTTAAAACTAGCGTTGAGGGATTAAGAGCCACACGTGGATCATTAGTTAAGATACAGAATGACATTATTAATGTTGGCTTAGGTGCAGGACGTGTTAAGTCGATTAATGGAAACATTGTCCGCATTGACGAGACAGTGGACATTGAAGATGGTGTAGGACAGCTTGCGTTAGAGTTCAGAGCCGATGACGGATTTATTAGCACAACAACTGCGACTTATCTCGGAGATGGCTTGTGGGAATGTGATAATTTACATTCGTCTGTCAATGTTGGAGATCTAGTTAGCTACGGTGAATCAGAGCGTGTAACTTTAGACGCTATTGTTGTGGGTGTCTCGTATGACGAAGATTTAAACGCGACAATTACAGCAGTGAATCGAGCAGATGAGATATTTGACAGAGATGGCGACTTTATCCCTGAATATAGCGCAGTCATCACACCAAGACCTGATAACAACCCACCACCTAGGCCTTTCATTAGCGTCCCTGTTGTAGACGGTAGTCGTGGTATTGCGAGTGTTACAGTAACCTCCCCGATCTATCTTGGGCGTGAGATTACTGTCCTAATTCAAGCAAGAGAGTATCCAACAGGTTCACCGCCAGATGAATTCTTCAGTAGTCCAAACACTGGTTGGGAATATGTAGCAAGCGGTAGCTCAGATCAAAATATCTACAAACTGACAGGATTGAATCAAGGCTCTAGTTATGAGATTAGAGCACAATTCCGTGATGTTTCGAATAACACTTTATCTCTTTGGAGTAAGGTGGTTTATGCGATCATCCCAACCGGATCGCCAATCCCACCAATTACAGAGTTTTTCCATGAATATCGTAAAGATGGTACATATTTAAAATACACGAATATCCAACACCCTGAGTTTGATGTTTATGAGATTAGAACAGATACAAACTTTGGTGATAAAGAAGTAGGGTTTGTTGGTGAGACCCGTGACAGCGAATACTTTGCAGGGTTACAGAACTCTAAATTTAGTTACTTTATTGCGACTAAGAACATCTACGGTGTTTATGGGCAGTGGGTAGAATCTGAGATCGAACACCCTGAGCCTATTATTCTTGAGCTACCTGTATTCACATCAGACGGTTTTGGTATTATATTAGAATGGGAAGATGCAGAGTCAGACTTCAACGTGTTACACTATGAGGTACGCTTTGTACCACCCAGCGAGCAAGATCGGAGTGTAGAAAACTCTACTCTTTTAGGTAAATTTGATACAACCTCTGCATTCCACAGTACTTTGGTTGAAGGTGAATACACTTATTTCATACGTGCTGTAGATATTGCAGGGAACACTTCTGCATGGGTATCTTCTAGTTTTACCTACACCCAACCTGATGATTTAGAGTTACTAGATCCAATCCGCGAGGCTATTACCAATTTAAATGAAGAGCTTGAATCGAAATTCCCGATTAAAGAGCAAGACATATCGGATGAAGCGATAAGCAGACAGAAATTTGCGGACGGGATTGAGCCAGTTGTTATCGTTAATTCACTGCCCACTAGCAATGTTGGCGAGGTTGTGTTCTTGACCACTGACTCCAAGCTGTACCGCTGGGACGGATCATCTTATATAGCATCTGTAAAAACCGAAGATTTGGATGGAAAGGTATTAAGTGACCAAATAGAAAGTATCATATCTTCTCAGATAACTGGGCAACTAACTAGTGAGCAAATAGAGAGCATTTTAGCTGAGAAGATTAGCGGCGAAATAACTGAAACGCAAATCAGCGATAATGCAATCTCCACTCCTAAAATAAAAGCCAATGCAGTTAACGCTGACAAGATTGCAGCCAATGCAGTCACTGCTGTTAAAATTCAGGCTGGCGCAGTTAATGCTGACAAGATTGCAGCCAATTCAATCACTGTACAAAACGCAGCTCTTGCTGATGCAGTTGTACAAAGGGCAAAAATTGCAGACCTAGCAGTAGATACAGCGAAAATCGCAGACTTAGCTGTAACTGACGCTAAAATAGATACTCTCTCTGCTAGTAAATTAACGGCAGGTGTTATTAA